CTTCTGGAAAATAAATATAGTTCAAAGGTGTTGTTTCAAACATATATAAAAGATCATCTATGGTTTCTACTAAAGTGTGGCCAGGTAGATTTAAACTAGTGTTTAATAACAAAGGTCTGTTGTAAAATTTTTTATTTGTTCTTAGTAAACAAGTCAGACCAAAGTTTGAATATTGATTTACTGTTTGTATTCTACTCGTGTTGTTTACACAACAAACGTTTTTAGTAAGCTTTGGTTTTTTTGATTTGTATGTAAACATCATATAAGGAGATAATTCACCTTTAGTATCAAACCAAGTCGAAGCATCTCTTTCATAAATAGAGCAAGCAAAGGGTCTAAACCATTCTCTCTTTTTTATTGCGTTTATTTTTTTAATAGCATCTTTAGCATTTATATCTAATAGTAATGATCGGTTTCCTAAACCTCTTTGACCTTGTTCAGATTTAGATTGAAAGATAGCAACAGGTTCTTTTTGTAACACATCACAAACTTCTTTGTACTCAACTTTCTTTTTATTGTATTTATCAAATCTACTAATATCTATTTTAGTTTCTAGACCTGTATATATACTTTTAATTGGCATATAAATTTTATGTAAGTTTTCATGGTAGGCAGCAGCGCCTAAAGATATACCGAAGTCACCATTGAAAGGGTCTGCTACAATCTTAATATCTTTTAATTTATTTTTTAAATTAGAATTATTAATTACGTTTTGTGTAACTCCTCCTGTTAAGCAAACAGTGTCTCCTTTTTTAAAATGTAACATCTCTAATGTTTGTAATAAAACTAGACTCTTTTTTTCCAACCTTCTCTGTTCAAAGAAAGCAGCACCCGGTCTTTTGTATTGTGCTAGTGCCATTGTCTTACCTTCTTCAAAATCATTAAAACCACAGGCTATGGTAGCTGCATCATACCTTCTGCCCAAACCAATATTGGACCCATCACCTTTTCTTACATTAGAATATATTTTAGTAAACTTATTGTTATACACGGTCTCTTGTTCTGTTTCGTTATTTTTGTTAGTCATACCTTCTCTGTCCCAAACTAAAAAATAATCTGCGTAGGGGTGAAAAAGTTTAGCACACGATGCGTGATAGATATGGTGTTTGTCAATAACATAAATAACTTCTGTTGACTTATCAATTATTCTTAATCGTTTTAGGTACTTTTCCCAAATGACAGTTGCGTTATCTTTTATAAAAAACGTAAATACAACCTTGTCTACTTTTTGATTTAGTTCTAAAAGTTTTTTAAAGAAAGCAAGATGAGGCATAGAGGTGTGTTTGAATTTATTAAATCTATCTATCTGGTGATGAAACAATATACGTTTATCTTTTATGCAAGTCACGGATCCATCGTGACTAGAGTGAATATACAGCGAAATCATTTTTTGCCTTTATAAAATTCAGGTAATCCTATGAAAGGTCTACCATCATATTTTGTCTTATTTATGTCTTTTTTATTTTTAGGACTATAGTGTAGAAAAACTTGTGTGCAGTTATCACCAGTAAACACATCTCTCCAGTGCTCTAGATCACAGCCTCTATAGATAATTAGATCACCTGGAGCTAACATTATCTTATGTTGTTTTTTATTCTTTACATATATAGCCCAAGGGTCGCCTCCTAAATTCATGGTGCAAGATATTTCACATTCAGGTCTATCTTTATGTCTGAACAAAGTATCAAACTTTTTATAGATCCTTGCGTAAGAGTAATTTTCAATTAATTTTAATTTAGTTTCTTTCTCTAATATCTTTTTACATTTTAATAAAAGAGTTTCCATAACTAAATCTGAATAGTGTGAGTATGTTTTAGGAACTTGTTGATCTGCCCAGTGTCCTAAAAATTTAGTATAAGGAGATATCTCTCTGTCTTCAAAGAGTTTAGATGTTACCTTTCTTTTTAGGTTAAAGTAATCAAAACAAAACTTAGCTAATTCTGTGGAGATTGCTTTCTTAATTACTAGAAAACCTTCTTTTTCAAAACTATTCTTCGTCATACATTCTTGGTTTATCTAAATGAAAATCAAATACTATATAAGTGTACATTTTATTTGTTTTTAAATTTGGAAACTTTCTTAATAGATGAGCAGGAAATAATAATAGATCACCCGGTTTCATATTGACCTTAACATCTTTTGCTTTTTCATTATTAAAAAATACAACATGATGATCTTTTTCAGATTTTTCTAATAAAAAAATACCTACAAAGTTAGATTCAAAAGAACTATGGTAGTCTACTTGATCTTCTTTTTTCATACGAATAAAACAATAGTTAGTAACTCGTAACTCTGCATGATTATATTTTTTAGCAAATACTCGTATAGATGATTTTACTTTTTTAAAAAACTCCATGCCGTATGGCTTCTGAGAATAATCAGCTACATCAACATCTGTCTTTGTAACGGATCTAGTATCATCTAAAATAGATGATGAGGGTGTCTTATTAATCGCACTAGCGATAGCTTTAGTATTTAATTTAATATTTTGCACTAATGCAATTTCTGTAAACTTTGTTTCTTTCATCTGAACTTTTCTCCTAACGTCCATAGTACCAAAGAATACCTTACACCTTTTGTAACTGGTGATACTTTGTGTACTTCAAAAGAAGGAAATACACATAGGGTTCCTTGATGTCTGAACTCTTTATCTGTTATTTCTATAATATTATGATTTTGTCTGTCAATTGTTTTAAAGACTAGATCTCCACCTTCATAGTCACTATCTTTACTTAGATTAACAGTCATAGATATTTTTCTTGTTAAGCCTTCATTATGAAAATTGTCTTGATGATAATTATAAAATTGACCTGGACGATACTCAGTAAACTGTATTTTTTCTACTGTTGTTAAATCAAAATTCCAACCAGCTTGTTGATTAGCTAACTCTACATAAGGTTGAATTTCTTTGTATATCCAAGGATCATCTAACCATGCAATAGTAGACTTTCTCATTTTTCTAGGCTCTGCTTTTTCTTTTTTGGTTAGCTTTCTGATAGCATTTTTTCTACCTTGTTCTATACCAATGACTCCTACTTCTTTACTAGACTCATTACCAAATCTAATTATGTCTTCACATAATCTAGGGGGTAAAGCATTCTTAAAGTAGTAGTATATTTCTTTCGTAAACATCTGCCATATTATAGCAAATGGTTTTATTTAGTCAATTAAACTGAGTAGTTTTCGCCTGTTGCTGTCCATTCAAGGTCAACAGCATTCCAGTCATACATAGGAAAAGGGTCTTGATCTTTGTAACACTGCCATTTTTGATCGGCTTCATTCCATATTAATTGAATTTCAACACCATCAATTTCAGCAGATGTAGGGTAAACCACAGGTGGCTCCCATAAAAAATTAGCACTTAGAGTCCATGAATCAAAAGGTTGTGGGTCTATAAAAGCTTGATTAGCATTATCCCAAGTGCCATCTACGGTTGCATAGTTGTATCTTGCATTGTTGTTATATGATGTTTGTTTCCAATATGTTGCTGGGTATTCTCCATCATAACCTGGGTCGTTAGGTATTTTGTTTGCTACGTATTGTTCAGCACTTTCTGAATAGTCACCACCATTAGCGTCTATGTCAGCGTTATCTAAAACAACAACTCTTAAAACCTTATTATCAGATTGTTTTATTTCTGCAAAATGTGCCATTATGAAACAAACTCTCCACTAGAAGTAAATGTGTGAATTGTTCGTCCACCACCTGTTGAAACCGATCCACCTGTTCCTACTTGTGTTGTTCCATCATAAGAAACAATTACAATACCTGAACCGGCTGATCCACCCGTTCCTCCAGCGCCTCTTCCCGGGCCACCATGTGCCGAGTTAGCTGGTTGTGGGTTATAACCTGTGTTGTTACCATATCCACCACCTCGTGAATAAAATCCACTATTGATTGGGTATGTGTATCCTGGACCAGGAGATTGATAACCGGCACCGCCGCCTTTTCCTCCACCTGCTCCTTGTGCACCAGAATTTCCTTGACCTGATATTCCAGATCCTGCAGATCCTCCCCCAGCAGATCCCGATCCTCCGCCAGATCCACCTGGACTTCCATTTCTAGAATTTGAATTTGCTCCTCTTCCTCCAGCAGTTGATGACTGTGGTCCAAAAGAAGAATTAGATCCTGAACCTCCAACAGCGTTGGATCCTCCTGATCCACCACTTCCTATTGTAATTGAGTAAGGGGTATCTGGAGCTACGTCAACGTCAGAAAAAACTTGTAGTCCTCCCGCGCCTCCTCCGGCTCCCGATGTCGCTCCTCCGCCGCCACCACCGGCCGCAACCATATATTCAATTGCATATGGTCCTCGTCCGCCTCCACGTCCGTATCCGTATACTGAACCTGCGGCTCTTGTTCCTAATAATGGCATGTCTTATCCTCCTACTTTATTACGCAAACTGCGTTTGAGATGCTATTGCTGTGAAAGCAGCATCACCAGTCTTAATGATAGTGTAAGTGTAAGAATCTATAGAGTTAGCGTTTCCAGCTGAAGGTGCTGAACCACCTTGCCACTCTGGTGTTACACTTGATCCATCAATTGTAACTGCGTTGTTATAATATGGTGTACCTGTGTTTGTAACTAAATGTACAATAGTCAATGCTTCACCTGTGTCCATAATTGCATTTAAAGCATTTGAACCATCTCCTCTAATATTTAGAGTGTAGTTACCAGTTGATGCAGATGTATAATATAAAACCGGTTGTGTAATTACGTCAAAGTTAATTGTTCCTGTAGCTGCAGTAGCAGTAACTGTAATTTTTTCTGTTAACTGTTGTACACTACCAGCACCTAAAGCTACTCTTCCTAAACCTTTTCCAGCAAGACTGAAATCAATATTAGTATCTCCACCAGTTGCAGCTATGCTTGGTGCATTACCTGTTGCTGCGTTAGTTACATCTATTTGGTTTACTGCTGATGCTGTTGTTTGAAAAACAATTTGTTCATTTCCGTTTTCATCTCTAATTCCGTGTGCATCATCAATGTCAACGTTGTGTGAATTAGTATCTAAATTACCACCTAACTGAGGTGTAGTATCTTCAACAACTGATTTAATACCTGTATTGATTGTTACAATATTAGGGTTAGTTCCATCATCTGCTGCAGCAAATATAACGGCATCACCCTTATCTGTTGCAGAGAAAGTAATAGAATCTCCTGATCCAGATACATATTTAAATTGTACTGTGTATGCACCTGATGTTGAGTTTCTTAAAAAATAAAAAGTTTGAACGTCTAATGGAATTGTTACTACTTGGTTTCCTGTAATTGAACCAGTAAATTCTATCATTCTGTGAGATAGAACAGCTCCAGTTGAACCATCAGAAACTGATAAAGTAGTTGTTTGTGCACCACCAGCTATTGATTGCTGTGTGAATCCACCAGATACTTGTTCGATAATTTGTAAGTTAGTATTAGTTTTTGTCCCCCACGTACCGGCGTTTTCACCAGTTGCTTGAAGTTCAATTCCTAAAGGTGTGTATGTCGATGCCATAATTCTTTTCTCCTATGCTACGTCACTATATGTTGTATTTGAACCAGTGTCAACAGCTTCATATGCCTGTATTCCAAAACCTTTTGCTGTTCCAAATGCTGCTACATTACTAGATATAGATTGACCGTCAAGTGTTATATCTAAACTAATATCTTGTGTCAATGATCCTACACTACTTGTTGCAGAAACACCAGTTAAACCCATTACATCTGCAGGAGATAATGATCCCAGACTAGATGAGATAGATAATCCAGTTGGTATTATAATAGGGTTTGAAGTTTCGTCTGTACTACCTAAAGAAACAGTAGCTCCAACTCCTGATATACCCATTACATCTGCAGGAGATAAAGAACCTACAGCAGATGTACCAGCTTGACCTGTAAGACCTTGTACAATTCCATCAGGATCTATTGCACCTACTGAAGAAGTTGCAGCTTGACCAGTTGGAACAACAGAAACGTTTCCAATCATTGTAGGATCACCAACGCTTGCTGTAGCTGATTGTCCTGTAATACCTTCTACATCTGCAGGTGATAATGCTCCAACAGAAGAAGTTGCAGACTGACCTGTTAAAATTATAGCAAAGTCATTTGCTTGACCCCATAATTCTTCACCCCAACCATCACGGCCCCAACCGACTTCGTTGTAAGCTTCTAAAGAACCTAGAGAAGCTGTCATTGATAAACCAGTTAATACAACTGAGTTGTCGTTTACTGCTCCCCATTCTCCAACGTTCCAACCAGTTCCGCCCCAACCGGTTAAGTTGAAAGCTTCTAATGAACCGACAGATGAAGTTAAACTTTGACCATCTAAAGTTACGACAGGGTTATTACTATCGCCCCAAGATTCTGAGTTCCAAGTATTTCTACCCCAACCATTTAATGTATAAGATAATAAACCTTCTGCATTTAGTGATGATGTTAATCCAAAACCTGTAAGTGTTACACCGTTATCATTAACTTGACCCCACTCACCATTACTCCAATTAGTTCCACCCCATCCTGTTTGAGGTACACCCATGTTAGTTCCATCACCAACGGAAGAAGTTGCTGATTGTCCCGTGATTGAAACTGTAACAGTGTCTTGAGCACTCCAAGAGTTTTGGTCCCAAGTTAACATACCCCAAGTATCTGAGTCTACAGTATTTGCCTGACCACCCATTCCGCCATGGTTTGAACAATAATAATATAATGTTGGTGCAGAAGCTGCGACTGTTATTTGTGTATAAGCACCTGCTTGTCCTGGTGTGCCACTGGTAGTTACACCAGTTGTGTATTCAGTTCCACCAGCTGCGTCCGTAGCTGTTGCAAATCTTAAAGGGTGAGAGGAATTAGAACTATCTGCTTGATCAAATTTGTATATGTAACCTTCAGCTAGAGTAACTGTATCTTGTTGAACTCCATCAATGACATACTTATTGCCATCGCCGGTGCTCGCCACCGTTACTGTAAAAGTTCTAGTAACGGACATCCGTCGCTACTCCTTAAGCTATTCTGACTATAGCGTTAGATGCGTCTGCTGCTGGGAATTGAATTGTGAAAGTTCCACTTGTTACAGTTTTGTCTGATCCAAAATCAATTATGCAAACTGCTGGATC